AATGGTATTTTTTTTCCATTTTTTGTTATATATAGTTTATTTTTTATTTGTGTTTTATTTGCTAGTGCATATTGTAATCCTATTCCCTTTGACTGTAGTTGAAACGGAGCTTGCTTAAATCCGTATATTTCTATACCTTTTTTTCCGTTATATTTTTTAAATACGTATCCGGCGACATATTGCGCCGAATCGTGGGTAACTGTTCCGATGTATGTAAATCCTTTGCTCCATGCGTAATCGATTTCTTCTCTATCGAAATCGTTATTGATATCTAGTCCGAATATTATGGCATGATAATGCGGCCTTCCGCTTAAATCACCATATTCTCCGCACGCGTAATATTTTATTATTCTATTTGTATTTTTTCTCAGTCGCTTGAAATAATTTTGCAACTCTTTTTTATCAATCGATTCTAATGGTAGTTTTTCCAAATGCTCATCATTATATGTTAGTGTTACGAATACGGCAGACGGCCAGTATTCTAGTTCATGCATCATCCGTAGCGACCATTCTTGAGTCTTGTTTATTCTACACGCGAGACATCGTCCGCATGGTACCCAGAAGTGACCCGGTTCCACCAGATATTTGCTTGTGCATTCCATTTTATAAAGCCCCGGCTTTCGCCGGGGCCCCGCCTAAAGGCGGATTCCTCCGCGAGACGATCCGTACTTTGATATACGGCGCCCCTTGCCTTTGTAAATCCGCCTTGCGGATTTTCCGCCGCGTCGACGCATAGTTAATCCTCCTTCACTTTCTTTGTCGGAGCGTGATACGGTAATACCTCCGAATGAGCAGCCGATTTATCGCCTCGGCCTTTTACCTGATCTATGGCGCGGTCAATTGTTCCCGCTAATCCGCTATGTACTTTTTTTACAGGCCCGGTTATTTTGGTTCCAACTGATGCCGCCGCGGAACCGAGCGGCCCGGCGATCGAATCTACTGCCTTTTTAACCGTCTGACCGAACTGTTGCGCTTCGGCAGCAATGCCGCTCTTTATATCTGAGCGCATTCCAAGTTCCTGAGCTTTCGACCAGTTATAGAGCCTCTCGGTTCTGTCCTGGTCTATAGCCGATTTCTCGGCTATCGCCTTTGCCGTATCGGCTGCGGCTTTTACCATTTGCGATTGATAGTACTGGGACTCTACTCCGGTTTTTATTCGCTGTTCTTCAAGAAGTTTTGCTTGTCCTTCGGAAACAGCGATATTTTTCTTGCCTTGGATTAGTCCCTGAACTACCTGTGCTTTATCGCCTGCCGTCCCGGCCCATTGCGGAGCCTGCGTATTTATAGGGCTTGATGCTTGAGCTGCAGAACCGGCGGCTAATACCGGATTGAGCCCGGCTTTCTGTAAGTCAGCCACTCGACGTTGAACAGCGTTATCTTCACGCTCCCAGGTATTTTTTTGAGCCTGACGCATCCACTGTTGATTAGCCAGTTGTAAACCTGTATTAACCATATCTCCCAAGAGGCCCATCACTGGGCCTCGTCGGGCTTTTCCTCGACTTTCGGCGTAGGATCGCTTGGCAGGGCCTCTACGCTTTCCTGTTGGACTTTTAGCCTATCGGCCGCCAGCGCCGCTAAAGCCGTCCCATCGGCCATATCGAATCCCGGACGCCTCGTCGGATCCTCGTAATTCGGAGGAACGACCTCTTCACCTCCGAACTCGTAACGCTGTTTCCTGTAGTCAACCAGACGCTGGCCCGCATTGAGCATTTCCGAGATTTGCACCTCAGCAGACCTATAGCCTGCCGTTTCCACGATCGGATCTCCGAGATTTATCTCGGGTTTTTTTTCCGGTCGCTTATCTCTGGTGTAGTAAGACATTGCTTCCTCCTAGTTGTGGTCGATTAGACCAGGGTTTGACTGTAGCGGCATGGGACGAATCGCCATGATTTTATTACCCACGTCTACGATTAATCCCGGCTCTGTTGGCGCCGCGAAAATGTCTTTTCGTGGTACGCACGTTATAAAATCGCCGTTTAGGATTGGAGCCGTTCCAAACTGGCGACCTAAATGCCAGTAGTCGAAATCCGTCCGCATGAGACCGCAGACCATGTTTTGCTTTACCCGCATTTCATCATATCGTCCCTGATATCCGAATATCGTTCTATTTTCCGCCTCGACTCCCGAGGCGAATATTTCCGCTCTCTCTATAGCCTGTTCCGACAGGTTGGAGAATTCCGGGAAATAGAATTCTAACCTTGACCGCCTTAACCACTGACGGTTTATACCTTGCTGGTATGATGGCCGAGGCATGATTGACATCATGCCAATTATGAGTCCGAACTCCTGAGCACGATATGATCCTATGTGCGTCATATCCGCGACGAGTCCGTGACCTGCCAGGTTACCCTGAGGCGACGTTGACGTCTCAGACGTCTGGAGAACCTCGGACACTATAACCGACGATTTTGATCCGCCGATATATTCCGGACGCTGCAGTCTATCGTCGCGAGGATTCACGCCGAAATGTGCGCCGAGAAATTCGGTATATCGTACGCCCGCACGTGCGTTACGTTCCATCCATTTTTGAATCTGGAATGCCAGGCGTAAATCCGCAACGTTAAACGTCGTCGCCGATGATAAATCGACGATATTTTTATTCAGCGCCGCTATACCATTTGCCATCGATTGAGCATTTAATGCCGCTCCTCCGGCATATAGAAAACTTGTATTTGCAACGTCACTTTTTAATCCTATAGGATGAATGCTTCCTAATTGCGCGCCGGAGAATACTCCTGATTGAAATTCCGCGCTCGTCGTTCCTGATATCGGTAGACTCGGCGCTATTCCGCGCTGCTGCCACGGTAGCGCCGATGTGAAATAGTCCTTTTCCCAGGCTCTGTTTAGAATTTCCTCGTTATCTTCGGCTACTTCTACCTGCAGATTTTCATCACGGTAGAACTCATTATATACTCGATTATATGCGCGCCTCGGATAATCCATCGGGTATGCACCGTCCGGATCAACTCCGGTAGGAAATCCGAGATAATCCCAGAGCGACCCTATCGTGGTATCCGACGGTTCCCACCTGGGAAGTAGTCCGGCGTATGCGCCGTCGGCACCTCCGGTAATGAATTCTTCCCACGCATCGTCGAGTATCCTGTACGGCACGAAGAAGTAGTGAATGTATGCGTTTATCTCGTGGAGCACCGGAGCCACGAGCGGCTGGAAACGAATCACCAATTCGTTGCCTAAGCGGAATACGTCGCCTGGAACCATTTCATCGCAGACGACCGGAATAAGCTGCCCCATATCGCAGGTCAGCTTTTTATCGTACGACAAGTCGAACGTCGACTTGCCGGGTTTGAGAGAGCCGATTAGGTCGAAGGGATTCATTTAGACTCCTCCTGTGTTAGTATTATCTGTCCCTCTTCGAGTTTAACGAGCTCGCATTTTTGCGAGTCGAAACCGCCAACCGCTATCAATATGAAATCAGCGGCATCGAGTCCTTCGTGATTCACCATCCTGGTGAACTGCCGTATTGCGACAGCCGGCTTGCGGGACGAGAATACCGGGCCGCAGTCCTCAGCGACACGATCCATGATCGTATACAGACCCATACGCCGCTCGCTCTCCTCTGTCCAGCGAATCAACTCCTCGTACGTCATAGCGTTTCCTCCGTTACCAAACGTAGTATTCTATCGTAAGCGTTTAGCTCTCCGCCTACATGCGCACTATATCCAGACTCGGTAAAATTGATCCTCGTCTGCTTTACCTCGTCTTGCAAATACTTTATTAGTTCCTCTCGCGTATATCTATATTTCCTTGCCATTTCTTGTCCCTCCGTACTTACTAAGGTACTACATAGTTAATACTTTGTCAAGTACTTTTTTTTTTATTTTCCACCATTTTTTTAGCAAAAGGTGTCAATGGGCCATATAACATCTAGTAGGGGTATGGCCCTTAGACCGGAAAACCGGTCTCTAAGCTACCGCGCTACGCTTGGTGAATCGTGCTGCTATAGCAGCACGATTTTTTTATATTTTACCCTTATCAGGGCTTAATCTCAATAGCAACTCCTCGTTTCTTTGTTTATTTAATTTATATATATATTTTATTCTATGAGTGCCTGACAATTTTAAACTCTCATAGTGTTCTCTTAGTTTTGTTTCTTGTTCTGTTATTATTTGTTTATATTCTGTTTTTGTTATATCTAGTTGTTTTTTATAGTATCTTGGTAATGGTATTTTTTTTCCATTTTTTGTTATATATAGTTTATTTTTTATTTGTGTTTTATTTGCTAGTGCATATTGTAAT